ATACAAAAGATTCCTGAGGTATTAGATTTTGAAAAGTTGTGGGTATAAGGGGAACAAGAGTTCCCCTTTTAGATTATCAGTCTGCTTCGAAATCGTCTGCGCCGGTAAAGGAATCGTCCGTACCTGCTTCTTCAATTTCCACTTTGTCATCAGCGGCATCTGTTGTAAATGTCCAAGGCTGAGATGTGCCTGAATCAAGCATAACTCTATGTCCTGTAATTTTTGTGACCTGGCGAACTGTTCCGCCATCGTCTTTAACAGTAACAGTCATTTCGCCAGCGGCTAATGTACCTTGTGCTTTATCAACTAATGAGCATGTTGCATAAGTGGAACCATCGTAGCATTTATATCGCTTGGTACCTTTTTGTGCAACAATCCAGCCGTTTACTTCTGCGGCTCCGGTATGATACCGACATTTTAATTCGTTGCCAGCATCGGGTGTACCGATATGTCTTTTACTAATTGGTCTTCCCATTTGTTTTCTCCTAAAGTGGGTTCTATCCACTACGGGGATGGTGCCCCATAATAAAGGTTGCGAAAACAACCTAAATAGTGTAATATATATTTATTATGAAAAAGATTGATCTTAAATCAATGTTAGGAGCAGTTGATAGACGCAATAAAGACTTCTATGATCAACTATCCGAAGAACAAGAAAAAGAGTTTAGTCCGTTTATGGTGTTACGATGGACTAGTAGTATTAAAGGTAGCAAAGAATTACAAACACATTATCTAACATATGCTAATGAATTGCTAAACAAAAACTTTTCAGTTTTATACAAACACAAAAAACTATTTTGGCAATTAGCATCTGTTATTGGTATAGGCACTAATCAATTTCATCCGTGGATTGGTGTTAGTAAAAAAACTAAAAAAGACGAACTTGTAGATAGATTAAGTTCGTTGTATCCAAGTTTAAATCAAGACGAATTAAACATATTGCTAAATGATAAAAAAGCAATTCAAAATATGATAAATGAAATAGATGGCAAAGTTTAAATGTAGTTTTTGTAACCGTGAATTTGTAAAAGAAACAACATTAGCATCGCATTCTTGTCCAAAAAAATTATATAACAACGATAAAGATGAGAAGTATATGATTATAGCACTATGGTGTTATAATAAATTTCTTGCTAGAAATACATATAGACAAGCAGATATATCAAAGTTTTTATCATCACGACATTACATGGAATTTATTAAATTTGCTAGGTATTTGTTAGAAGCACAAATTAAAAACTATCAAGAGTTTATGGATTGGATCTGTGATAATAACGTTAAAGTTGATCATTGGAGAAAGGATACAACGTATGACAAATTTATTAAACAACATGCATTAAAAGAATCGTGTCAACGTGCATTAGAAAAATTTGTATTGTGTACACAAGATTGGGCAGAGGATCAAAATAAACCAATGCAAGACTTCTATAAAAATGTTAACTCGCCAACGATATTAAAACTTATACGTGATGGTAAATTAAGTTTATGGATTGCAGTTGGTACAGACTTTGGAAAGCAGTTATTATCTAAAATGGAAGATAGCGAACTTAAACATTTAGATACTTGGATTGGAGACGATCTACCAAAATGGAATCGGTTATTTGATAGAAATAGAGATGACATTAATTGGGCTAATAATGTAATAATGGAAATGAAGTTTAATGGCGTTTAATACAGATGTTGATATTGATGTAGCAGATAGAGATAAAGTATTAGAATTATTCAAGCATGTTCCTGCTAAACTCACAGATAATAAAAAGCACAAGACTGGTGTTTATTTTCATAATGTACCAGCCGATTGGTTAAATGGTACTTGTGCCGTTGATTATAAAACAGCAGATACTCTTGGATTTTTTAAACTAGATGTGATTAATAATAGTGCATACAAAGATATTAATCCAAATAAACTGGAAGAACTGATTTCCAAAGAACCAAATTGGGACTTATTATTAGATGAGAAAGTAGTTAAAAAACTATTTCATATACACGATCATATTGATATTTTACGAAAGTTGCAACCAAGAAGTGTTGAACAATTAGCCGCAGTTCTAGCAATTATAAGGCCAGCAAAGCGACAACTATTGGAAGAAACATGGCAACAGATAGAACAAAAAGTGTGGCAAAAACCAGTAGATGGAACATATTACTTTAAAAAATCTCATGCTATAAGTTATGCAATACTTATTGTAATGCAGTTAAATTCTATTGTTTTTTAACTAATTCTATAGTGCGACGCTTAGTCCGCTTTTCTGAGATATTAAATAAATTAATTTCGTGACCTCTGTCAATTGTTGTATTTTTTGCCGAAAGAACCATTAAGAATGGATAAAACTCTTTCATGTCGTTATACAGAAAAAATGTTATCGGAATTTTTCTATTAGATTCCCACCACCAAGTTTCACCTAAACTGATGAATGCTTTTTTAAGTTGTGGGTTCTTTATAGAATTATAATCAAAAAACATAACATATGCAGAATCACATTGTTGTATAATTCCTAAGTATTCTTTATCGTTAGATCTAATAATACTTAAAAAAGGGAATCGTTTTAAAATTTGTTCGTAGTCCATAAATATTATAAAGGGGTATACTTCACTGTGAATATTTATACATTTACCAACACGTACTATTTAGAAAATAACCCCGCAAAAGGTGCCTTGACAATGCAAGCAGGAAATGTTAAAATAATAAAGTCCGTAGCAAATACGGTTAATTTTCAAGTTAAAGATAAAGATAGAAAAGCAGTAAAGATTGATAACTTGTCTGTATATGCTAATATATTGAATACGGACGGGACATTAATAAAAAATATTAAGTGTTCTAAAAATACTGTAACAGAAGGAAACTTCGATTTGATTACTGCCGCTGGTGATTTTGAACACACAGATCCAGGAATGTATAGATTAGGTTTTTATACAGAAGATTCAATTGGAGTTAAAAAACCGTTGTTTACAAACTTAGCAGGAACTGGTAATTTAAATGTAGAAATTGAAGATTCAATTATAGCATCGCCAAAAGATAGTATTACAGTTTCAACATTTAATGAAACTAGTGGTGGTTCGGGCATATTTGAAAGTTCTTCAATTAGAGTACATGAAGTTGCAGATAAACACGGGTTAATTACTTTTGTTGCATACCTAGATGCTTATTTTGGTAAACTATATGCATATGGAACGTTAGATGATACAGTTTCAGGTAGTAGTGCATGGTTTGCTATACCATTAGGATCAGTAAATGATTATGTTGATTATACATCTGCTACAACAAAATTAGATCCGTATAATTTAACTATTGCAACAAAGTATATAAAATTTCAGCATGTACCAGATGTAAGTAATGCAGGAACATTAACCAAAATTTTAATACGAGCGTGATACTAGATTACGTAAAAACATTACTTCCAATCAATACTAAAGTTAGTCCTAGTGGCTGGCATACCATGAACTGTCCGGTATGTACGTTTAATGGACAATCACGACCCGATACAAGAAAACGAGGAGGGTTTAATTTTAACAATGATTCAGTAGCATATCATTGTTTTAATTGTGGCTTTAAAACATCATGGCTTCCAGGTAGAAAAATTACATCTAAGTTTAGGGTTTTATTAACTAATCTTGGAGCAACAGATAATGACATTAAAAAACTTATATTTGCTTCAATGCAAATAGAGCCTGACAAAACACAAGTTACATTTGATTCATTAGCAATACCAGGACAATGGAAAGAAGAGAAATTACCAATTAATGCTAAACCTGTATTAGATTGTTCAGTTACAGACGAGTTTACTAAAGCATTAAAATACTTAGAAAAACGTAGTTTATTGGAAGCAGGTAATTGGCACTATACAAGTGAGAAAGTATACAATTTTAATGAACGTATAATTTTACCATTTGAGTATAATAATAAAATTGTTGGATATACTGCTAGATTATGCAAACGACCAAAGTCAAGAAATACGCCAAAATATATTACAAGGTCTCCGCAAAGTTTTTTATTTAATTATGATCAGCAAACTAATGTTAAATATACGATTGTATGCGAAGGCCCATTTGATGCACTAATGGTAAATGGTGTTGCAGTTTGCGGTAATCATTGTAATAGTAGACAAGTAGATTTATTAAATCACTTGCCAACAATAAAAGTTGTAGTACCAGATAAAGACGGCAAAGAATCCAATTTAATGGATATTGCAGTTGAGAATAGATGGCATATAAGTTTGCCAGAATGGCCGGAAGGTATTAAAGATATTTGTGATGCAGTAGCATATTATGGCAGGCTCGAAGCCTTACTTACAATTCTGTATGCTAAGGAATATAACAAAATCAAAATTAAATTAAAGCAGAAAAAATGGCTGAAGTAGATTATACATACGAATTACAAAAAATGTTTATAGAATTTTTGGTAACAGAACCAGAACTTTATGCAAGATGTAGTAATATTGTTCAACCTGAATACTTTGATGCCACACTTAGAGAAAGTGTAGAATTTATACAAGAATATTCAGATGAACATTCTGCTATGCCTGGGTTTGAAATATTAAATGCAAAGACAAAAGGAAAGTTTGAAAAAGTACCAGTTACAAAACATGAAACAGATTGGTTCTTAGGAGAGTTTGAACAATTTTGTAAACATAAGGCATTAGAAAAAGCAATTATAGAATCTGCAGATTTATTAGAAACACAAGAATATGGTACAGTAGAAGGTATAATTAAAGAAGCAGTTAGTATTGGTTTAACAAAAAACCTAGGAACAGATTATTGGCAAGATCCACTTGCTCGGTTAACAGAGTTAAGAGATAAAAATGGTAGTACAAGTACAGGATGGAAAACAATAGATGACAAATTGTATGGTGGATTTAATAGAGGAGAACTTAGTATATTTGCAGGAGGATCTGGTGCAGGTAAAAGTTTATTCTTACAAAACTTAGCACTTAACTGGGTCGAAGCAGGATTTAATGTAATATACTTGAGTTTAGAACTTAGTGAAGGATTAACTGCAATGCGACTAGACAGCATGATAACAGGATATTCAACAAGAGAAATATTTAAAAATATTGACGATGTTGAATTAAAAGTTAAAATGCACGGAAAGAAAAAAGGTAATTTACAAATTATACAATTACCAAATGGTTGTACAGTTAATGATATTAAAGTATACATTAAAGAGTACATAACACAAACAGGTATAGAACCACAATGCATACTAGTAGATTATCTAGATTTAATGATGCCAGCACAACGGAAAGTACCACCAAGTGATTTGTTTATTAAAGATAAGTTTGTTAGTGAAGAACTTAGGAACTTTGCAGTAGAAGGAAATTATTTGTTTGCCACAGCATCACAATTAAACAGAGGTGCAGTAGATGAAATAGAGTTTGATCACAGTCATATTGCAGGTGGTATTAGTAAAATACAAACAGCAGATAATGTTATTGCAATTTTTACTAGTAGAATAATGCGAGAACGTGGTAGAGTGCAAATACAATTTATGAAAACTAGATCCAGTAGTGGTGTAGGACAAAAAGTAGAATTAGATTTTGATATTAATACACTAAGAATACAAGATTTAGCAGATGATATGGAAGAAACACCGCAAGAAAATCTGTACGAAAAACTAAAAAAGACGTCAACAATGCGTGATACTGAACCAAAAGAAGCAGTAACAGTTGACCAAACAGATAGATTAAAATCGTTAATTAAAAAGATACATTAACCAGATATCATTGTAAGATATGTCAATATTACTTGGTTGTGTTCACGAGTTAATTGTCGTCCGCTTCCTAACATACCGATTGCTTGACGGATTTCATCAGCATATGCAGGATCGGGGACAACTTGATCAATCATGCCTTCGATTGCTTGAAGATTAATGGGCGGAGGCCCTTCGGGTTGTTCAATAATATGTGTCAATTTCATATAAATATTTATAACAGGATCTAAAAAATATGCAACGTAGAACTAAAAGTCTGTTACAAGAGATTAACGAAGTAATACCTCCTAAGAATAAAGGCATGGTTATTGAATCTCGTGGACAGCATATTGTATCAACTGTAACTAATTTGATTGATATGATTTATGAAACATATGATAAAGAAGTAGCACTAGATCTACACCGACGGCTGTTGATTAGCATTAAAAATCAAGATCCAAAAAAATTCGTAACAGGAATGAAAAGGGCACCAAGCAATGAAAATATCTGAGATAATAAATGAAGCGGAACTAATAACTTCCCCTACTAGAGGTGATTCAAGTGGTCAGTCTGCTCGTTATAGAAAAGGCATAGATAAAAAGACCGGTAAAGAATGGTACCAATACAATAAGCAAGGTCATTGGGGCAGAAAATATAGTTCAGAACAAAGTGCAAGAGATGATGCTCAACGTAAATGGTCCGCCGCAGGAGGACAACCTTATGCTGGTCGAAGTCCAAACATGGACCAAATGGCTCAAAGAATGATGCCACATAGAAAAAAATATGGTATGTCGCCAACAGATGTTGCAACGATGGCACAGATATCTTCCGGAGGAGGTTCTTTAGAAGATTGGAGAGCAAGATATCCTCGCAAAACCCCAACACAAAAAACAAAACCAGGGGTAGTAACACATCAATCTAAAAAGACCACTTTTGGCAAAGCAAGCGATATACAGGGATAAAACATGAAAATAGCCGAAATTGAAATAGCAGGAACTAGAAAAAGAGTGATGCGAGGTCCACGACCTAAACGTAGAATCCAACAGGCTTTTACTGAGAAAGATGTAATTGATAGATTAAAAGAAGATCCTAAGGATCCTTTTAGCACCGACGTTTTTCCTGGCAGTGGTGGAACATATGATATTAAGTCATTGCAAAGTAATGTTGCTAGACAATTAATGGAACTTGCTAAAAGCATTGCAACCGCAGATATTAATGACCCTGCAGATCCGTTTATGGTACGGCGAGCATATAAATTGTTATACAATAACGACAACCCGGTGTTTCAAGACAAGATGGAAACATTAGTAAATGCATACAATAAACTTGCCAAACAAAATAGATATAAAAAACAATTCGGAGAAATTTAATGCTAGTCAGGGAGGTTATATTAGAAGGCGGTAACGTCTTTGGAGGTAATACCGACCGCATTAATCGAGAAAATATTCAGCCTACCTTAGAACGATACTTTGCAGAATTAAAACAAGTTTTTCCTAGAGCAAATATAAATCCTAGCGATTTTCATCCTACAGGTTCGGTAGGTAAAAGAAGTACCAGTGGTGATATTGATTTAGCAATAGATGCTACAAAATTATTTCCTCGAGGTATTTCTACTCAAACAGTTCAACAATGGAATATTAAACCTGAAGAATTTGTTCAAAGATTTGATCAGTTTAAAAAGCGAGCAAGAACATCAAGCGACGAACAAGTTGCTATGAAAACCGCATTAGTTTTAATTAGCGAATATGTTAATGAACATGCACCTACTATACATATGGATCCTAAAAAAGTTACTCCTGGTAATGCTTTTGGAATGTTTCCGCAATTTGATGAAGAAGGTAATAATTTAAATATAGGTATACAAATTGATTGGATGGTAGGACATTTACCTTGGTTAGAATTTAGTTATTCCTCTAGTGAGTATGATGAAAATTCTAATATTAAAGGATTGCATAGAACACAATTAATGTTAGCAATGTTTCAAGCAAAGAATTTTTCATTTAATCATAAAGTAGGTGTTAAAGATAAGGCAACTAAAGAAGTAGTTGCAAGAACACCAGAGGAAGCATTAAACTTACTCAATGAATTATTTGGTATTAGTTTATCACGAGCAGAATTAGATAATTATTTTACATTACATGATTCTATTTTAAATCATCCAGATTATGATAGTGTTATACAAATTTACTTAAAAATATTAGATAAAACTCGAGTAGATATTCCGGATGATTTACAAAAATATTGGATTAGAAATCAAAAAGCATTGGGATTATCTGGTAAGTTTTTACCAAATAATAGTAACCTAACAAAGTATCAAACGGAGACTGCATGAAAGCAAGTGAGATAATGACAGAAGGTGCAGGAATTCAGCAATGGGTTAGAGGTGATTTACGACCGGAATTAAAAGGTGGTGCATTTTTTCATAGCCAAGATTATTTTAATAAAGCACTTGCCGCACCCAAAGGTAGTTGGTTACATACTGCCGCAATGAATTCGCCCCAACACCCCGATAGAGGATTTAAATGGGTAACACCTGGACGACGAAAAAAGATACAAAAAGCAATGCAAGCAGGTGTAAAACGTGCTAGAGATTTTATACCTAAGAAAAAGAAATTTAAAGTTGATTATACAGATCAAATGTATCCAACAAATTAAAGGTAAAATAGGAGCAAATTATGCATAAAAACAAATATATAACCTTTTCTGAAAATTATCTTTTAAGCCAAATAAAAAATACTAAAAGAAAAATACTTAAAACATTAGACCATGTATTAGAAAAAACGAAAGAAAAACGAGAAAATAATACCATATGTAATAATTGTTTAAATAATATTAGGTATGAATGTAATAAAGCAGTTTAAAGGTAAAATATGAAGAGACTATTATTACTTTTCGTAATGATGGCAACATGGATAGTTGTTGGATGTGGAACAAGTACATCAGGGTGTTTTGGACATTGGGTTAAAGGGCCAGGACCTCAAAGAGGAACTAGAGCTCTTAATAAAGATGCCAGTTTACCTTACTACCAATGTGTAGATGAAAATAACAAAGGTAGTAATTTAGAGAAAAGGAAATACTAATGAGCGGTGTAGCAGGATCACACAGAATTGATAGAGAATATGTTAAGCCTACAGTAGATCGTTATGTAAATGACGTTTTAAAAGGTTTTCCGCCTTTCCGTGATGCTATAATCAGTGGAAGTTTTAATGCGTCAGGTAAAGACGATTTTGGTGACATTGATTTAATTATACATTTAGATGCTGACAATAAGAAAGATATTAAAAAAGATTTACAACGATATTTAGAAGCTCGCCCAAATACTGAGATACTTCCATTTACTAGCGACAAATATACTGGTAGACGTAGTTACAATTCAGGTGAAATTATAACAGTAAATTACCCACAAGTTGGACAAGAAAAAACAGTTCAAATTGATAACATTATAGCATTAACACCCGAGGAAAGTTCATTTAAAGAAAACTTTCTTAATATGACTGCTGAAAAACAAGGACTGGTTTTAGGGCTTGTTAAGATTGCAATACAAGAAGCACAACATGTACGAAAATTACCTGATTTACTTGCTAGAGTCGGTTTACAAGTTCCAGAAACAGATAAGAAATTAGAGTTTAATTTAAGTGGAGTTAATTTAAGTTTACGAGCATATGATGCTGATGAAGCCGGTAGAGAAGTAAAAGGTACAAGAGAAATATTATGGCAATCAAATAAATGGGCTGATACAGTTAATTTATTAAGTCATTTTAACCTACGACAGTCGTTTGAAGAGCTGTTAGATGACGTTAAATTGTCTTTAAAACACCCTGTAAGCAAAGAAAGGGTTAAAGGATTGTTTAATTCTATGGTATCTATTAAATCAGGCGAAGTAGGCACGGCTAAAGGTGAACGAAAACAAGAAACAATTGACATGGTTAATACAATGGAAAGATTTACGTTTTTCCGTGATAATATATTAACCGAAGGCAAAGCATTTCATAATAGAAGTTGGAGCAAACAATTATCTGCTGTTGATGCTGTTAATTTAACAACATGTAGTATAATTTTATTATATGTGTTAGGTGAAGAAGGCGACGAAGATGCTAAAAAATATACAAGAAAAATTTATAGTGCTTATCCAGGATTTAATAAAACTTCAATTTCAATGAATGATACCTATACTCTTATATCTGCATTTTATACTAAAACTCACATGCTAGATGATAAAACATGCGAATTACTTAAATCAAAAGCATTGCCGGCATGGTATATGCGAAAATATTTAACTAAAATAAGCACAGGTAACATGACAAATTCAGATACTATTGCGTTTCTTTATAAGTTAAAATCTACATTTGGTGTACAGAATAGCAATGTTTCACAAGCACTAAGTTTAGCACAACGATATAATAAATTACATAGCAACGAAAAGCATAAACTATTTAGATTGCTATATGGGTATTTTAATACACACGGAAGAATCATGGATATATTCTCTACTGTTAGAGAAAAATATTTTAATTCTTTTGATAAATAAACTTAACAACCAGAAGCATTAGGAGAAATATTATGGCCGCTGGAACAATTACATTGAAACAACATGGTGGAACCGCCGCTAAAGAAATGGTCGGAGCTGATTTAGGTTATTGGGCAGTTGACTGCAAAGCCGCAGTTGATGCAAAAACCGGAATTGACTCTTCAGGTGATTTAAGTACTGTGCCTGCAATCGCACATGCTTTCATGCATTATATGACTATTGCTGTTGTAACTGTACCTGCTGATGATACATCACACGTACACGTTATATCACAAGGTCCAATCAACGTAACCGCCGCGAATTTACAAGTAGCAATTCGTGCATTAGGAACAGTTGATTCAATCAACCTTTCATCTGCAGACGTTTTTTACAGAGCAGACTTTAGAGGATACCACGCTTAATTTTAATTAATTAAGTTGTTTCCGAAACAATGGGTAGGCGTATTATAACGCCTACCTTTTTTTATGACTTCATAAATATATTATGAAACCCTCTCTGGAGGTTATGTTTCCTAAACTTTTGTTGGGAAATGTTAATAACGAAGGGGGTATCTACTGTGGGGGTGCTGGGGACGGTATCCCCCGACAGAGGCAAACAAAGGCTAACACCACAAATACTTTACTCAAAGCCACTCGGCAAATTGTTATTTTAAGGATTAGTTTTATTATGCCTAGAGCCGCAAGACCCAAAAAAATAGAACCACTGAGAGAGGAAACTTCTCTTGAATTTCACGTAGATAAATGCGGTGAAAGGTACAAACAAATGAATGAGAAATTAGACAATTTGAGTAAACGTATAGAAGAAGAATCAAAATCCAGTGATCATAAATTTGATATACTTTTCCGTAAAGTAGACGATATTATGATGAAAATGCACGAAAACCAAGCCTCCCAACATAAAATGTTAATGGGCCTATTAGTAGGTATTGTTGTTTCTATTGTAGGTGCATGGCTAACTCACATGTTGTAATAAATACTAAAAAGTTAATATAGGTTCATTGTATGCTTCTCGAAGAATGCCTAAATGATGATATTCTTATCGAAACCAAAGTAGTTTGGGCTCGTAAAGGAAAAAATCAAGTTATAAAAAAATATAGATGTACATACGGAATGCGTAAAGGTAGAGCAGTTTCTTCCCCCAGTCAATGCAACGCACCAATCGATTTAAAAAAACGACTACAACTTAAAAAAACTAAGGCAAAATATGGCCCCCGTTTGATAAGAAAAGCTCTAAGAACTAAAAAATATAATGCCGCTAGTAAACGAATTCAAGCAATGAATAAGAGACGATAATGCGTATTGAAGAAGTAAAAACGTATAGTAAAGCAAAAAAAGTCGGCGCAAAAGTCTCTAAACAGTTTCAAAAAAAGGCTGGTAAAATTATTATGGGGTGGATTGATCAACTTGAAAATGAATTTACTACTAGAAAATTAATTAGAAATGATGCGGCTTCTAGAGCTGACTTTAGATCCGAGGCACTTACATTAATTAATCAGGAAATGGGTAGTAAATGGAACCCAGATCAAGTTGCAGATAATTTTCAAATTAACGGGTATGACAAAAATGGTAACGCAACTTACGAAGAACGTCCTTGGCAAGATCGAGCATATGGTCCTATAGGATGTCGGAGCACCTGCTTAAATTCAGTTAATTCATGGTTAAAGGATAAGAAATTTAATCGTAAATGGGCCGCCTACGATACTCAATTTAATGTTACAGATTTTGTAGAACCAGCAAACACAAAATCAGTTGATCCAACTGCACCAAAAGGATATACAAATATAGAAGTACAAGATGTAAACTGGAAGGGCGACGGCATAGATCCATTTAGAATTGGAATGTTATATTTTATTAGTAAGAAAGAAAAATTAAAATCAGGCGATCCAACCTATACACAACAAGTAAAATCAAATTTAAAACCAGGAACTAAAGAATGGAAAAGGTACCAAGGGCATCTTCAGGCGTTGAGAAATTATGATATAGGACCAATGACGAGGGAAAAGAAGAACGCAAAAATAGAAGCAGACCAGTATATAAGAGGAAGTGCATTTGGCAGTTATAATGGAGGTGCTAATTTTTGGAACACTAAGACAAACAATCCGGGTCTTAACAAGCAAAGAAAAAGAGCAATCAAATATAGCAAAGAAGGTCAAAAATATTTCGTCGATGTTCGTCGTGCAGATACAATAAAGGATGTTACCTCAATAGCATCAATAGGTATTCATAGTAGTCCTTTAACAAGGAGTAGAGGAATAACCGATAAACATGATGACTTTAAAGATACCTTACCTACTGATATTAATCCGTTTGACGGACTAACAAATAAAGGTCCGTCTGTATGGGATCCTAGGAATTACGGTCAGTATCTTTTTGGTAAAGACACAGATCAAATGACCCAAGCTCAACGTAAAAATAAAGAAAAATGGCAAACCGGTGTTGCCGATCAAGTAGTACAACAATTATCTTGGGATGCTCAAGAATGGGCTAAAGGCTATGGAAAAGATTTAATAAGAAAATTTTCACTTGACGAACCTTCTGGGAATCCTAAAAAAGACGGAACAACTATGGCATCAAAAATACAATCTGCTTTTAACAATGCTACACGTGGCGAGCAATCAAGCAAATTAAAAAAAGAATCAATAACCGAATACAGTCACGAAGAAGGACATCATCATGTAGATAAAGATATTATATCTTTATTTGTTAAAAATGTTTTAAAACTAAATGCATCAGAACAACAAATAGAAAAATTTATGAATCAACTTGATGTTACAGATATTATAAGCATTAAACAGGCTATGCATTCTGGTAATTTTTATGGATTAAAATTAGGAGAACAAAAACTTGAAGAATATATTACTCCTGCACAAAAAGAAAAAGGACCTAGTCAACCGCAAAGCCCACAACAAACACAATCAACACAATTAGCACCTATTGCACCCGAACAAAAACCCGGAATTGCTGGCAACAATCCTAATCCAGAAGCACCACCAACCGGAGCATCACAATCAACAAGGAAGCCTGTTCCAACAATGAAACGAAGTGAAGTTAAACGTAATGCAGTAGTTACAAATCCTGATACAGGAGAAGAATTTCTTGTTACTAATGACATGGTAGCAAGTCAAATGATGCAACGAGCCAAAAGAGTAGGGGGCATGGCATGAAACTTATAGAATTAGATAATGCGATTTCAATTCCGCTAAGTAATGAAGAACACGAAGTGTTCTTTAAATATGTTAATACAAACATAAAAGAAAATAAAGATATTGATGAACGTGAAAAGTTATTATTGCAAAAAATGCGATCACGTGGAGTTATTGATTACATTGGCGGACAAATTATAAAGGTATAAAATGCAAGCAATTACGGACGAAGAACGAAAAGGTATGGTGGATGTACTAAGCAAGTTTAATGCCGCCTCAAGTGGACAACCTGTTGCAAGTACTACACCGTCAACAACTCAAACAACGGTATCAACTGATACACCTATTGCACCAATGGCAGGTAAAGATCCTGAAATGCGTCGAATACTTGAAAATTTTACAAATGCGACACATGATGCAGTAGAAACAGTAAAAGCCGAAGTACCAATGCAAGTAACCGAAAATCGCATACAAATAGACGGATATTCTATAGAAAAAATACAAGGTACTATAGGTAATATTAAGAAAAAGTATTATAATATAATGCAAGGAACAGACATATTATACGAAAATGTCTGTTTATATGCATCTGCATCTGCTATTGTAAAACATTTAATGGAAAACAACCATTCAAAAGCAAATGTAGTTGCTAAATTAGACGACGAGTATGGTGGTAAATTATTCGAAGGTGCTAATTTAAGCCGACGAGTAAAAACAAATCCAAACGGTATATATGAAGCCAAATTAACTGAAGTAAAAATGAAGGCTACTGATATTAAAAGAAAGATACTAAACTCATTATAATTGATAAATAATTAAAACATCGTACAAATACAGGATTTAACCATGGAGTTATTTGATATTACTGTCTCGGAGCCAACGGCAATCAATTCCGCATTGCAATCGTTCACTGGCAAAAAGATAAAAGATTTTACTAATGCCTCAGGCAAGTTAAAAAAAGTAAAAGAACATATACAAGATAAAAGAAACAATCCGGGGTCTGAATCAACTCCCGAATATGCAATAAATGTATTGCAGGCTAGTTTGTACGAAGAAGTGCTAAGAGAAGTGAGCCCCACAATGCGTAAAACAAAAAAGAAAGTCAAAGAAAGTGCAAAGCCACAGAAATTGGCTACACTTATGGAACAAGATTTGGATCAAGCCGAAGTTGTTCTTGCCGCTAAAGCAATGATTGATAAGTTGCAAGGTATGGCAGAAGATCTTGCAGAAATGCAAGTAGAGGAATTAATGCCTATTGTTGATGCTATGAAACAAAGTTTCGGTATTGAAATGGCAAATGGTTTCAACCAACAAGCAGAAGGTATTTTGCAACCAGCATTAGATGCAGTTAAGTCTGCTCGTGATGGAATGGACAATGCAGTATTAGGAATGTCGGGTGAAGGTCCTGCTCCTGAAATGGCAATGGACCCGGCAATGGATGCCGGTATGGCACCAGCAGATCCAGCAATGGATCCGGGTATGGATGTTCCAACTGAAGATGATTTTGCTGGAGCAGAAGCCGCATCAGGTGCTATTGATGAACCAACCGGACGTATTCCTAAAGAATCTTTAGAAAAAGCCGGCCGTTACATTTATGAACATAAAATGGAAAATGGCAAAGTTCCTGTAGATGCAATTAAAAAAGCCGCCGCATATTTAAAAATGCAAGTTAAGTAGTAGGACAGGAATGAATGAAATTAGCAACTTTGGTAGAAGCCACAGATTATGAATCAGCACTAAGAGATACTATCATTAATCTCTTGGGCATGGCTAAATTAAATGGCATCACAAAAATTTCATTACAAGCACTTCAAAACAATTTACACAAAGATAATTTTGATATAGACAATGTGAGCTTAATAGAAATATTAGGCTCTATTCCTTTAGTTACGGATGCTAATGAACACGAAATATCATTAGACCCAGGACTAGGAATGAGTCCAGCAAAAAAATCAAAAGATAAAATGAAAGCGACAGCAAAAAAACAAGCAATAAAGGCGATTAAAAAATGAGTGCATATATGAATGCCGCAGAGGCAAGAAAAAAGACATCAATAGATTCAACTATACATGGTGAAATAAAAGCCATTGAAACACAAATTATTACTGATGTTGCCGCTGGGAATTTAGAATCGACTATTGCTACAGGCACCACAATGACAACCACAGGTGCAACGGCACAATCCTACTATAACGTATGGCAAGGTAGTGTTGAAGATAGATCTAAAAAATATCAAATGGACCGTGTAGTTAAGTATTTTGTAGATGCTGGCTATACAGTTGAGAGAGTAACAGACACCGTTACAACCAACACCTTCGATTGGAAAATTTACTGGTAAAATTAAAAACTTTTGGTGATTCACATACCAAAGGTTCTATGTTAAAAGATCATAATTCCTCATGGCCTGTTTTACTAGGAAATAAATTAAACTTGCCTGTTGAAAATTATGGCGTTGAAGTTGGATCAAATGAAGAAATTATACATCTTGCCCTTTCTAATAGTCCTGCCACTGAAAAATCATTAATTATTATTATGACAACATTTCCAGATAGAGTGTACTGGAATAATAAATCTATAGAGTCAAGTGATGATGATGAAATATATCAACAATGGCTTGACAATAAATTTGATATTAATAGTGCATCAGACTATCAAAAAATACAAATAGACAGATGTAAAGAATTATTAGAATATAGAGGACATAAAGTTTATGTTTTTCATATAGTAGAAAAGTTATACGAGATTAAATCTCAACTTGACAAAGGCTACAAAACATACTATAATATATGTAGAACGGTGCAACCTAAACCTAGTGGTTATGGTTATTATGAAGAAGAAGCCGTCGCGGAATGGGCGAATTATCTATATAACTTAATTACCGGGGTAAAATGAAACCAAAATATGATTATCCAGCATCACAACGTTCGATGGTAAAAGGCAGTCGCGTATATGAAGTTGGCGACGAAAACTTACCTAGTGTAACATCAATATTAGATGCTACATCTGATAAGTCAGCAATTTTTGCATGGCAAAAACGTGTAGGAAAAGAAGAAGCAAATAAAGTTAAAAAAGAAGCGGCAGGACTTGGTACTGCAACTCATAAACTTGTTGAAAATTATTTGTTAGAGGTAGAGGCAAAACCAAATGGTAATTTGGTTTGGCAAATGGCTGAAAAAATTAGTAAGCCCCTTATAACGAATTTACAAGATAATATGGATGAATGTTGGGGCGTAGAATGTACTCTTTTTTATCCAGGACTTTATGCTGGTACTAGTGATTTAGTTGGTATATACAAAGGCGAACCCGCAATAATTGATTTTAAAACATCTAAAAAAATAAAGAAACGTGAATGGGTAGAAAATTATTTTTTACAAGGTACTGCCTATGCATTAGCACATAATAAAATGTTTGACACAGACATTAAAAATTGCTATATTTTAATGGTGGATAGAGATGGTAATTTTAAAGAGTTTGATATAAGCGAGGAATTTGAATCATATGCAGATAAATGGTCCAAAACAGTCGATAAATATTATGAGCTAAATACAAGTAGAGAAGAGCTCCCGTTTTAAGGATTTATAATAAATGGCAACAACGACAGCACGAATGCAGGTACGGCGAGGCAACCAAGCCGATTTACCAGTACTTAATGAAGGTGAATTTGGATACGCCACCGATACACAACGCCTATTCATAGGCAATGCATACGAAACATTTCAAAGTACAGGAAGTGCTAGTCAAGTTCTTACTCTTAGCAATAAGACTGTTAAACCTGATACATTAACTGTTTTAGCCGATGCCGGCTCGGGTTACAGTAAGTTAGCATTAACAACAGATTTTACCTTAGCAACTAACCAAGTTACACTTGTAAATGGTGTCACTGCTACAGGTTCCCCTAATGTAAAAGTAGGTTATAACAGTGAAGTTGGAATGACTGGTGGAGCTCAACAAGCACACCATGTAACTTTAGCCTCCGGTACAAATGTTAATACTGGTTTCAGTTTTAACACCTCATATTATAATACCATGTTTTTAGATTATTCTTTAAAACAAGGTTCAACATTTAGAGTTGGTACGTTACGATTTATTACGGATGGAACGGCAGTAAGTCTACACGATTCGTTTGAGGACTTATCAACTACCTTAGGATTTTCATTTTCAACCGTTATTGCGACAAGTATAGTTGATTTAAAATATACGGTTGCCACTGCAACTGAGTTTTTCTTCCAAATCCGGGTCTGGAATACATCAGTCTAATAAATAGTTTTTACATGCAATTAGCATTATCATAAAATACAATTCAAGATTACACAATTAAAAGGAGTGTTGATGTCTGGTTTACCTACCGAATACCAATCATTTATTCATTTGTCCAGGTATGCACGATGGGACTATGAAAAAGAGAGAAGAGAAACGTGGAACGAAACTGTTGCCCGTTATTTTGATTTTTTTGAAAATCATATTAAAGAAGAATGTGGCTACACATTAAAAAAAGAAGAACGTAAAGAACTAGAACAAGCAGTTCTTAAATTAGAAGTTATGCCGAGTATGCGATGCATGATGACTGCAGGAGAAGCATTAAAACGAGAAAATGTTGCAGGATATAATTGCTCATATGTCGCAGTAGATCACCCAAGATCATTTGATGAGATTTTATACATATTGATGAATGGTACAGGCGTAGGTTTTAGTGTTGAAAGTAAATTTACAGACAAAATGCCAGCGGTTGCTAGTGAATTTTGGCCAACAGATACAACAATAGTTGTTGCTGATAGTAAGTTAGGTTGGGCAAAAGCATTTAAAGAATTGCTAGGCTTAGTATGGACAGGCCAAGTTCCAAAATGGGATTTGTCTAAAATTAGAGAAGCAGGAGCACCATTAAAAACATTTGGTGGAAGAGCGTCAGGACCGGCGCCTCTTAATGACTTGTTTCATTTTACTGTTGCTACATTTAAACAAGCGGCAGGACGAAAGTTAAAACCTATAGAAGCACACGACATTGTATGTAAGACAGCAGAAATTGTTGTTGTAGGCGGTGTTAGACGTAGTGCATTAATTAGTTTATCTGATCTAAATGATAGAGAATTACGATTTGCAAAAACAGGTAATTGGTGGGAGCAACATGGACAGAGGGCTTTAGCAAATAATTCGGTTAACTATCAAGGCAAACCAGACATAGGCACATTCATGAGAGAATGGCTTAGTTTATATGACAGTAAATCCGGTGAACGTGGTGTTTATAACGGAAAATCTGCACAGACACAAGTGCAAAGAATTAATGAAAGGAACGGCGATGAAGGACAACGACGAGATCCTGGACATGACTTTGGCACAAATCCGTGCTCTGAAATCATTTTACGGTCCCGCGAATTCTGCAACCTTAGTGAATGCGTTATCAGAAGAGGGGACAATGTTGAATCTCTGGAAGAGAAAGTACGAATTGCAACTATCCTTGGAACTTTTCAATCAACCCTTACTAACTTTAAATACCTCACAAAAGAATGGAACAGAAATTGCGAGGAGGAACGACTTCTTGGAGTTAGCCTCACAGGAATAATGGATAGTCCGTTAACCAATGGAAAGAAAAAAGGATTAGAATCACTATTGGAAGGATTACGAAATGTCGCTGTCAGAACAAACAAAGAATGGGCAGAAAGACTCGGAATTAATCAGTCAGCCAGTGTTACTTGTGTCAAACCTAGTGGTACTGTGTCTCAGCTCGTTGATTCTGCTTCTGGTATTCATGCCCGTCATAATCCTTATTATATCCGTACTGTAAGAGCAGACAATAAAGATCCATTATGTAAATTCATGATGGATGAAGGCTTTCCAAATGAACCCGATGTTATGAAACCTAATCATACAACTGTTTTTAGTTTTCCAATGTCAGCACCAAAAGATTCGGTATTTAGAACTGATATGTCGGCAGTAGATCAATTAAAACTTTGGATGACGTATCAAACTCATTGGTGTGAACACAAACCATCTGTAACTATCTCTGTTAAAGAAGACGAATGGATGGAAGTTGGTAATTGGGTTTGGGAACACTTCGATTCGGTAAGTGGCGTTTCGTTCTTGCCATTTAGCGAACATACATATAGACAAGCACCGTATCAAGATTGCAATGAAAAAGAATTTAAAGCAGGTTTAATTAATATGCCTAAAGGCGTTGATTGGACTAAACTTTCAAATTTTGAAAAAAGCGATTTTACAGCAGGGTCGCAGGAATTAGCCTGTTCTGCTGATACTGGTGGTTGCGAATCTGTTGACTTAACAGAATTAATGGATATACCTACTCAAAACGAGGAATATGCTAGTAAGTAAAGACAAAGATCAAGTAATGTCTATAAGTTTAGCAGGCGGCAATGAAGTTATAGGCCGCCTGTCTACAGAAGATGGAGCTCAGTATATAAAAAATTCAATGACTTTGCAAGGAACAACGCAAGGTGTAGCAATGGTTAAATGGCCTGCAACAGGCGATAATAGTAAAGTTTGGATTAACAAAGATCAAATTGTTGCAATGGCTCCGGCGGTTAAAGAATTAGCCGATAAATATATTGAAGCAACAACTGGGATAGTGCTCTAATGCCACAAGTACAACGAAAATCAGATAAAAATAATGCAACGCCTCCGGGTATAATAGATTTAATACCTCAAGCAACTGTTTTTGCTAATAATTTAGAAGTAGCAGTTGATGGTAGTATGGGAACATTTCATTATCCGTGGACTTATCCACACAAGGACAAGGTATGGAAAACTACAAGCGGAAGTGGAACTGTTTTTGCAAACAATATTCCTGTTAATAGGCAAGGAGATCCTGATTCTTGTGGTCATGTACGTATTGATGGAAGCCCAGATGTATTTGCAGACGGGTAACATGAATGGCATTCGACGACTTTAGTAACGGACTATCATCATTTAATGATTATATATCCCCGACAGTAAACAATACTACAAATTTACTCGGTGATTCTGACTTAATTGGTGTACAAGCCGAATATAGTTACAATTTAAAAGATATGATATGTGCCTTGCTCGCAGGACAAGGCTTACTCTTACCTAACCTCCAAATTTGTCTAACGGTTGCATTAGACGAACTATTAAAAAATCCATTACAAGGTGAATTAAAAGATGTTTTAGAATCATTACGTGATTCTATGGATTCGTTTAATGACCATACGGGCATTGATAGTGTACTTAAAAATCTCAATGGTGTTATAAGTGAAGTTGCCGCAATTGGTAGCATGATTAACTTTTGTGCCGATCCAGTAAATCCAAAAAGTATTCCTAACATGCTTGAAGGTGCATTTGGATCATTCTTAGGAAAAGGTGCAGATATAATAAATGCTATTGGAGCAATAGGTCCTGATAATATGTGTGCCTGTGTAGGACTCGATGGTAAGTTTAATTTTTCTAGTTTAAATAGTGGTGCTTTAAAATCAATAAGCGATAACATGACGGCTATCCTAGATGGTAGTTTTGCGACACCAAGTTTAGATTCGTTAATATCAAGTGTTAATTCTAATATTAGTAGTTTAGAAAGTTTAATTAGTTTAGAAGGATTACTAAATGGTGCATATAGTAATGGCGGAAGTAGTTTACATGGAGGCGAATGTAGTGCTTCTTTAGGATTACCAAGGTCACAAGGAATTGGAACTTCATTTAAAGGTGGAGTAAAAGATGCAACAAATGTTGCTGGTAACTTATCTGCAACATTTGATAAACTAGGAGGTTATCCTGTTACTGGTGCCGCAGGTACAAGCATGGCAGGGCAAGAGTTTAATAATATTTTTGAAGTTCTTGTAGAACCCGAAATGATTGCATTACTTAAAAAAGGTAATAACTATGATGCACTAATACAAGATAAAACAGCCATATATGATTATTGTGGTAATATAACAGGCTACTCAACATCTACATTACATGGCGAAGCAACGCCAACGTCAGGTACAACCGTTGTATCACAAACTGCACCAGGTGCAACAGGCAGTATTGGTGAAACTACTGCCGCAGGTGGCGAAGATTCGGGTGCATCAACATCACCAGGCGGAGGTTCAAGCAGTGGTGGCGGATCAAGTAGCGGAGGAGGTTCGGGTAGTTCTACTGCAAACGTAATTGTTGTTTCTTCACAAGCAGGTTTAGAAGCATTAACAGTACTAGAAGGTGCATTAGCATTACGTGAAGATAACTTGACATTATATGTATATCTTAATGGTGCTTGGACAGTAACTAGCATTATACCAACAACATGGATTGAAAATTTAAGTTCTACATCAGGTACAGGTATACTTGCAAGATCCGGCGATACTCCATTATATCGAACGTTAACCGGAACACCAAATGAAATTACAATTAATCAAGGCGACGGTACTGCCGGTAATCCAACTATTGGTCTTACAGATAATACATGGATACCAGGAACAGGCGGGTTAGTTATTCCTAGTGGAACTGATGCACAACGTACAATAACTAATAACGGTACGTTACGTTATAATACAGATACAAGTGTTCTTGAGTTTCGATCTACGGACTGGAAAACTGTTACTCATTCATTTAGTGATACCGGAACATCGGGTGCTATTAGTTTAATTAAAAGCAATGTTTCTGGTGATGTAACACTAAAAAGGCTTAAACAAGGTACTGGTGCAAGTTTAGTAGATCAAATTGATTACATAGAAATTCCAACCGGAGCACCTTGGACTTTAACTCAAACACAAAATCCAGACGGACAAGTTTATACGGCTACACACACAACAACAGGTAATACTGGCGAAGAAATAGTGTTTGGCGGAGCTCAAATAGGACCTGCTAGTGATAAAGCATGGTATTTTGATGTTCGCTTTATCGGACGTCAAATAGGCGGTACATTACAAAATGCATTTAAAGTAGAAGGCGTAGCCGATAATACTGCTGGTACATTATCTATTGTTGGTTCAAATGCAAAAACAACATACCAAAATTCAGCAACTCATTGGAATGCAGATATTATTGCTGATACATCCTCTCACAAATTAAAAGTTATGCTTTACGGTGAAACAGGACAGTCCGTGAAGTGGTCCGTATTTTTTAAACTAATGGAAGCATAACGGATCCTCAATGTATAATCCACTTCCGGAATTAGTAACCATTAAAGATTCGGGAATTCATGGTCTTGGTTTATTTGCTACCAAAGACATTCCAGAAGGTAAAATGTTAGGACAAATCCATTTTTTTGTTAACGGAAATATAGTAAGAACTCCGTTAGGTGCGTTTGGTAATCATTCCAATAATCCTAATTGTATGAAGTTTTGGGATTCTTTAGTAGATGGTGCTGGTTGGTATATTCGAACAAATCGTGATATTAAAGCCGGCGAAGAATTAACTTGGATCTACACGTTATATAAAATCTCTTGACTTTTTTGTAACATCTATGTTATAATACAGTTTATGCAGTATAAATTTCCTTTAAAAAAAATTCTAGATTTTATACCAAAAGATAACAGTTTTAGTGTCAGAACACGGAAAGATTCACCAAAAGAGATTCGTTCTCAAGGCATTTATATGCTAAGTTCGCCAAGTTTTGGCATTTTTTATATCGGAATTAATGCAAGTGATAATACCAGTTATAATGCTGGAACACCACAAAGATTACGACAACATGCAAGAAAGTTGTTAGGCATTACTAAACACGGAACAAGACAAACTAAAAGTTGGGATGAGTTTAGGCACATATTTTTTACCAAGGATACATTAGATGACGTGGAGGTTATATTTACCCCGTGTGCTAATTTTACTAGTAAAAAAGTGCTAGAAAAACGTGAATCTTACCTAGTTGAGATCCACGCACCTCGGTGTAATTCCGGGGAATCTACCTGAAATTCAGGTAAATATACACACGGTCGATGACACTTTGTTGACGACGTTTGGACGGCGGTGCGATACCGCCCGCCTCCACCAGAGAGGTACAACAATGAGCAATCAAAACCTATTTTGGGCCTTTGTAATTTTATTGGGCTCCGGAGGGTTAATATGGATTTTAGATGTTGTATTTCGCTGATGGGGGCGAAATAGATTTCGACAGCGTAATGATGCATCGGAGAGACTGTATTAACAATAACTGCAAACAATGCAGAGTATAGTCCTAATTATGCAATGGCGTTAGCCGCATAATTTAGTGGGTTTTAAAGGTTGAACCTGGAAACAGAATCAACCTTTCATTTTAGGAGAAAAAATAAGATGGATATTATCAAAAGTGTATCTGCTTGGATACGAGGTTTAACAGAAGTTGGATTATCGATTCTGATGATGGGTATAGTTCTTCAAATCATTTTTGGAGCGAACGTAGTATTCCTTCCTTTCGACATCCTGGGAAATGTAATCGCATTCGTGAAAGCATTAGGTGGTGAAGGACTTGTTGGCTTAATTGCCCTTTGGATTTTATGGGGTATTTATAGCAAGAAGTAACAAGGACACAGAACCAACCCAGTTATAGCCATGAAGGCATGGCTGGGTTTTTCCTTAAAACTTATCTTGTATAAATGTAGTAAAAAATTAAAAAGGATAGTATATATGAGTTTTAGAAAACTTTGTATAGCCACCTTGACCTGTATCTTTATAGGATGCACGACAATCGCGGCTAACACAGAAAAGATAAAAATAGCAAAAGCCGAAATGACAATTAAAAAACATTCGGAACCAAAATATCGGAATACGTTTATAGCATTTACTCCAGCGGAAATAAAATGCATGGCAATGAATATCTACCACGAAGCTCGCAACGAAAGTTTGGCGGGCAAAGTAGCAGTAATTTTAGTTACAATGAATAGAGTGGCAGACAAAAGATTTCCAAATACGATTTGTGGAGTAGTGCATGAGGGCAAACATAGGTATGTAAAACGCAAGGATGCATATTTCCCTTATAGGGATATGTGTCAATTTAGTTGGTATTGCGATGGCAAAGATGACAGGCCAGCGAATATTAAAGCATATGTTTATTCGATTGCTTTAACAAAGTATTTTTTAAAGCGATCAATGATGATTATAGATTTTACAGAAGGCGCAACCCATTACCATGCAGATTATATAGATGTGCCTAGGTGGGGGAAACGACGAGATTATAAACAAACCGTACATATTGACACACATATTTTTTATAGGTGGGATCAATAAATACGTTGAATTAACAGGAGAGCAATGAGTGTACGAATACAGAGTAGTTTTTTACAAGATTATAAGTGGCGATCAACTAGATATGGTCTTGGACCTAGGTTTTTATGTTCGCATCACTCAGAAAGTTAAACTATACGGCGTTAGTATATTACCAGATAAATCAGATGATGGTAAAGAGTTTCTTTCTAAAACGCTTGAAGGCAAAGATTTAATGTGCCAAATTGCTTTTTCCAAAAAAGGTAAACAGGGTAGAAGTTTTGGCACATTATTCGCAAAAGAAAAAGGCACAGACAAATACATAGATATAAACGGACTATTAATAACCCAACCATTTGCAACGACTCACTTGGGCGTTGCAGATAAATAATACAAAAGTTCGGAGATAATAAATGAACGACGGATACATTAAACAATTACAACATCAAGGCGGAAAAGTAGATCGAAGATATAAGATCGCCTTATCAGCAATGTCAGCACCAAGTGCAAACGAAGGTACTGTATTTCATCAAAGTTCCCAACAGTTAGAAGAAGCAGGAACTGCAATGAATACAGAAAATAAACAACTCGCAGTAGAACGTGGAAATATGCGTTGGAAGCAGATCATAGAACAATTAGGTTCTTGTAATGCTAATCTAATTGAATGTTATTTTGCAACAGGAGCAACTATAACACATACCAACGGTGTAGCCACTGCTTTAGATATTACGGCAGAATTTAGTGGCCAACCAAAATTTTGGGACGGAAGTGCATATCTTACCGATATCCCGGCAGTTAAACGTGCAGTGGCAACCGCAATGGCAACCGCTAGAACATCAAACAGAATGACATACGCAAATATATCAGTTCGAACTGGACAAGGACATCAACACAAGATTGAGAGCGTCGCAGCCGCGGCCGTCGATACAATTACAAATATCGAGGCAGTCGGCGGTAATGCTAATATCGCAGTGACAGCAGTAGTCTAATTATACATGATTTTTGCACTCTTTGTACTTTTTACGGCACTATGTATATCAGCAACAGCGGCCTACTATTCAATAGTAGGCCTAATGGCTATTTTCAGCGGTGCGACTTTATCCATAGCAATTATGGGTACAGTATTAGAAGTTGGAAAACTTGTTACTGCAAGTTGGTTATATCAGTTCTGGCCTAGAATTCCCAAATTAATAAGATCATACCTTTTAATATCAGTTATTATATTAATGCTCATAACTTCTATGGGTATTTTTGGTTACCTCTCAAAGGCCCATCTTGAACAAAGTGCTATGACTGAAGAGTCTATCGCACAAATAGATGTATATGAAGAAAAGTTAGTGAGGGCTAAATCAAAGATTATACGATGGAATGAAGAAATTGGACGACTTAATCGCGGTGAAAACTTTCGGGTAGATAATTTAGTTAAGACTGAACAAGAAGCATTAAATGTAATTTACGAAAGAATTAAACAAGAAAAGGACCAGTTTAAAACAATAGCCAACGAACAAGTTGCAGTACAGGATAGTAAATTAGTAGAATATGCAGAACGTACTAAAAATGATTTAGCATTATTAGATAAAAGAGCTGAAGGTAAAATAGATGAAGAAACAGGCAAGTCTGAAAAAGAAATAGCAATAGACAAAGTACGTAAAAGAGATAGAGGTGTTTCGTGGGTAGCAAGAGATAAGATTAGAAAAATAAACGAGCGATTACGTAAAGACTTTGCAGAAGTAGATAAAAAATATGCATCACAAATAGAAGACATCAATGCAAGAATAGCAGGGTTAAGAACACAAGCACAATTAAAAACAGAAGATGTAGATGCTAAAGTTGCTCAATTAGAAGGATTTATTGAGAAAGAACAAGTAGTTGCTGACAACGCACGAACTAACAAATTAAAATTTGAAAGTAAATTTAGACAATTAGAAGTAGAAGTAGGTCCGGTAAAATATATTGCAGATATGATTTATGGTGAGGATGCAAAAAATATGCTTGACTCTGCCGTAAGAGGTGTTATAATAACATTAATATTTGTTTTTGATCCATTGGCCGTTTTACTTGTAATTGCAGGAAATATGACAATAGTTTGGGCAAGAGGAAGGAAAGAATATGATGATGGATTTGAACAACCTATTATGGAAGATAGACCACTCCCCGGGCCAACAACGCCTGACAGTAGCACAGAAGTTAGACCTGATCAAGTGCCTGACATTATTGAAGAGATGCCAGAGATTGAAGAAAAAGATGAACCTACACCTGAGCCAAAAGAAGAAGAAGCAGAAGATATAGCACCATCCGGTGAAGGCGAATCTGTCGCCGACGAAATAGTAGATGACATATTAGGCGAGTTAGACGAACTTGAAGAAAAAGAAAAAGCAGAAGGTCCTACGTGGAGGATCGATGAACGAGATGAACATAAACTTGAAAGACATGTAGAACACATCTTAAGAGAACCAGAAATAGCAGAGGCATTAGCAAAAGTTGATCCGGAGACAAGAGAAACTGTTTATAATCAATTAAAAGCCGCAATGCATAAACGGGCAACTCTAACAAAATAAATTATGTCAGAAACAATTCAGATAACTGAACCTAGCATTTTAATTCCCTCAATTGGTAAAAAAATTATTATCATAAGCGATAACTTATCGTTTACAGAACAAATAATAACCGAATACGAATCACTATACTTAGAAAGTAATTTAACGTTTTATATTTTTGTTGGAAAAAATTACGATTGGCTATTATTAAATTTAGCACATGTTGATTCTGTAATTTTTGATTTAGAGTTTAAGGATAAGGATGTATATTGGATATCTCCTTATCTTATTGACAAATTTGTAATATTAATTGGCAAGAATGAATCTATTACTAAGATATTATCATTTGGTAGTTTATGTCAAATATTTACTACCATAGAACATTTTATTGACACCCTGCAACAAGCAGAAGACTTTGCACCCTAAGAAGGAGAGAAATTGAGAAGACAAAAGGTTTATAGGCAACCACCTAAAAAGAACAACCTAACTAATAGAGATTGTTTACGTTTTAAACAAGTAAGATTGATTGATTCTGAAAAGCAGAATCATGGATTAGTATCGCCGGGTAAAGCATTATATATAGCAGAAGATGCAGGGTTGGATTTGGTATGTATCAATCCAACTTCTAACCCACCTGTATGTAAAATTATAGATTATGCTAAGTTTAACTTTGATCAACAAAAGATTAAAAAACAACAAAAAAAGCAACAGAAATTAACCCAATTGAAAGAGATGGATTTCAGACCATCCATTGATCAACATGACTTTGAAACAAAGTGTCGAAAAATTAAAGATTTTATAAATAAAGGCAGTAAGGTCAAAGTCGTTGTAAAGACTAAAGGCAGAGAAATAGCTCTGTTTGATTATAAATCATTTTTTGATAGGGTGCTTGAGGCACTGGATAATGTCAAATTTGATTCAAGCATTAGTAGGACACATGGCCGATTTAGTTGCATAATAACCGCAGAATGATAACAGTAATAGTAATAGGCCATCCAGACAAAGCGATCAAAAAATTAAAAAGACTAGTAAACAACGAAAATACATTTAATGTATTAAGAGAAAAACAATATTTTACAAAGCCTGGCGAAAAACGCAGGCTTAAAAAAGAACGTGCTAAGGCACGGATTAGAAAACGTAATCAAAAACTAATTGAGCAGTATCAAAAGAGATATTGACTTTGATAAATATTTTTGTTACAATAGTAACAACTCATAATGTAAGTGATACGGACGTATCGTCGATCCAATTATGAGTTTAGGTAAGGTGTTTCAACACTTGTTACCAGAGGTGAGACCAATGGTGGTTCATCTCAAAATTATTATTCTTGCTTATACAGGAGAAGATTATGACTAGAATTCACACTGGAAATCTTAACGATTTCATTACTTCACTTACACCATTTACGGTTGGAATGGACCGCATGTTTAGGGACTTAGAGCAGTTCTCTAATTCATATAGCGGAACATCCACAGGGTATCCACCCTACAACATCGAGCAAATCGAGGACGGTAAATGGATAATTTCAATGGCCATTGCTGGCTTTGGTGAAGGCGATATAAAAGTTACGCAAAAAGAACGTAACCTTACAGTTAAAGGTGCAATAGAAGACAAAGCAGATGAAGGAGACAATACAACATGTCTAGTTCATCGCGGTATTGCAAATCGTTCTTTTGAGAGAACTTTTCGCTTAGGCCCGCATGTACTTGTTAAAAATGCAACTCTTACAAACGGCATGCTGGTAATTGACTTAGAACAGGATATACCTGAGGAAGAAAAGCCCAAGGAAATCCCTATTATAGTTAATTAATATTTTCAGTGGGGGCTTCAATTTAGAAACCCCCACACTTTGACACACACATTCACACACACACAGAAAGGAATAATTATGTCAAATCCATTTGAACTTAGATTTAGATTACTTGAGATGGCACAACAATATCTTCAAGAATCAATGAAACGTAAAGAAGAATTTTCATATCAAATGTGGGAACTTGCAAAAGAACAAGGCGAAGCAAATATGGAACTTTACAAAAGCCTCCAACCAGAAACTTATTCAATTAGTAACATTAAGAAAAAAGCAGAAGAACTTTATTCGTTCGTTGAAAAACGAGATGGAAATGAAGAAACTGACGCTGAATAATTAATTTATGTGGGGGCATGGAGAGAAGCCCCCACTTTAAATTTAATTAAATATATGTATGAATGATGTTGAACTTAAAGATAGGCAGATACCTCCAAGTAAGTATGCTGTCATTATTGAATATAGTGTAGCAACTCCGGATGATTTTTTACTTAAAGTCATGGAACATGTATTCAATATCCCCGAAACCATTAGTATGCAATTAATTGAAAAATGTAAAAGTTCAGACAATGTTGCCTTAGGTACCTACAGTTATGAGATAGCAGAACAAAAAACAATCGAAGCAACAAAAATTTCTCGTATCAATAATATGCCACTTGAATTTTCACTTAAAGCATTATGACATACCAGGACGCATATCTTAATCATCTAATTATATATTTTGAAGAACAACCTAATATATTAAAATATGAAAACAGAGATCATAACAGGTATATTGGGCATCAAGTATTATATGATATAGCGTCAAACGTTTTTATAAAAAATAAAATAATCCTAGCAGAAAACTTTTGCTTTCCTAATTTTGGTATTAAATCAGATACGGTTTTAAATAACATTAATATACAAGATGCTATTCCGGGATTAAAAAAATTCCTTGGTAATGTACATATAATTAATATATTTCATGGTCCGATTTACAAAACGTATTTTTCTGAAGTTGGTTTTTCTCATATTACAGAATTGAGATATACTCAACAATCAAAATCAATTGACATAAGAAAAATAGAAAAGAAAACAGACTATGTAGCAGGAGATAAAGAATATTATATACAAACTTATATGATACATGATTATTTTACTCAAAAGAATATACACATTGATTTGGAGCATTTAGCATGAAAAATTTTGACATTGTAATTGTAGGAGCCGGACCTGTTGGACTCTTTACAGTATTTGAAGCAGGTTTACTTAATTTAAAATGTGCATTAATTGACTCACTAAGTCAAGTAGGTGGGCAATGCATAGAATTGTATCCTGAAAAACCAATATATGATATACCAGGTGTTCCTTACCAAACTGCTAAAGAACATGTTAAAGCATTAGAGGAACAAATAAAACCATTTGATCCAACATATTTTTTAAATACAGATGTAAAAGTTGTACAACGACACGAAATTGGAAATTATACAGTTGAACTATCAAATGGTGAAACATTAATGACTAGGAATATTTTCTTAGCATCTGGACCAGGAAAATTTATAGCAAGGCGTCCTGAAGTACACGGGCTTGCTAAAGCAGAAGCAGATAATATAGTTGATTTTGCAGTAAAAAATATCGACGAAATTATAGGTGATGATGTTGTTATTTTTGGAGGAGGCGATTCTGCTATTGATTGGGCATTAGAACTACATAGTAAATGTAGATTAACACTTGTACATAGATCAGATAAATTTAAAGCAGTACCTGCCAATGTAGAAGCAGTTAAAAATGAAGATAATATTAGAAAATTCTTTGGATGGAAACCTGAAAAAATAGAAGGTAACAAAATAACAATAAACAAAAAAGGCGAGCGAGTTACTCTTAAAGCAGATAAAGTTTTTATGTTTTTTGGATTGCTTACAGATATAAATGCTATTAATGGAATACCACAAGATATATACAATGTTGATAAACGTATACCTGTTGATACAGAAAAGTTCCAATCAAGCACACCAGGTATATTTGCAGTAGGTGATTGTAATATATATCCAGGCAAACTAAAATTAATTTTATCTGGATTTCATGAAACAACATTAGCAGTTCAAGAAGCATATAAAAGAATACATAAATCCGATCCTGAATTTATGTATACTACGACAAGCACGGCATTACAAGAGAAGTTAAAAAAATGATTCATGCATATTCGGAAAATGGTTGGGATCCTCTCAAAATAGTTATGTTGGGAGATTTCATACCACCAGATTTATTAAAAAAAACTTTAAATTTTAGTCAGTTTGATGCTATAAAACCCTGGCTAATGAAAATTGCACAGGAAACAGAAGAAGATTTAAATAACATCCAACACATTTTAGAACAACACGGTGTTAAAGTATTAAGACCGTTTGCTTTTGAAAAATGGCAAACCAAATACCTAGAACGACTTGATACCTGGGATCCTGAATTTAAAAAGTTACCTATTCCTATTTCTCCACGAAATGAAATAATAGTTTATAAAGACGTAGTTATTGGTCTTACAGAAATGGTAACATTATTTGAAGATATTATAGATAATGATATAACATCGTTTAATAAAACACAATATCGGAAAATGCACATACCATGTATTTTTAGATGTAATGATACTTTAATTATTGGTAAGGAAATAACAGATGAAGAATTTGAAGTATTAAAACCAGTTTTTCCTAAAGATACAAAATACATTAAAACAGATATATCAGGACATGTAGATGCCGCAATGGCAACATTAAGAGAAGGATTAGTAGTTTATTCTCAACGTGTTTCTGAAAAAGACTTAAACAGAACATTCCCAAATTGGACACATCTTTTTTGTAATAAATTTGGTTTTAATGTAATAGGTCACGACGAGGGTGCAATAAATTATTCAGATGCGATACATTCGTTAACAGATGGTGAATGGGATATAGCAGGTTTTGATGGAGATAACCCCAAAGAAGTAGTAGAAACAATTAATGCCAATTTTAGTAATTGGACTGGCAGAGCATACGAAACTCATTTCGATGTAAATATGTTAACAATCAATCCTGATCTCAGTTTAACAGTCGGTACTGATAGCAATTTAAAAAAGAAAATTGAACAAGAAGGACACGAACTTATTACAGTTCCCCTTCGTCATAGATGGTTTTTTGATCATGGACTACATTGTATAACATGTGATATATTAAGGGAAAAATGATTACAATAATAGATAAACTCGGAAGAACGAATGACGTTGATTTTAATATTAACGAAACATTATTAACATGTATTGTTCGTAATAATTTAGATCATGGAGTTGGTATTTGTGGCGGATGTTGCGATTGTGCAACATGCCATGTTCGAGTAACTGGAACTATTGATCCAGTAAACGAAGAAGAAGATGCAACTTTAGATGCCTATGCATTAAATAGATATGACGATTCAAAATTGGGTTGTCAAATACGTTTAACCGAACAACATGATGGAAGCAAATTTATAATAGTCAATGAAGATTGAAGATTTATTAATCATAATAGAAAATATTAATAAAACACAATTACAACCTATGACCGCAAGGAAACATTTTAAAGCGACAAATTATTCAGAGGTTGTAAAAAAACAATTTGGAGATTTACATATATGTAAAGCAAGAGATCCTGGAGGAAAAACTTGTGTTTTTATGTATGGTAATCCAGGAGAGGAAACTGTTTATCCAGTCAGCGAATTTGTACATTATACATGTGCATTTGGCGAAGCGGTACAGTACATTCCACAAGTTGTTCCTCGACAAGCACATGACGGTCATATAATATATGCTATAAGTCCTGCATGGGAGAAGAAATTTAATCCCAAACAAGCAGAAAGTTATGCATATATCGACGATGTTAATATATACAATTCAAAACCAAAAGGTAAAATATTTACGTTTGAGACCGGGGTGGTACCTTGGTACAAATGGTTATGGAATTATCTTTTTAAGAAGAAAAACCAATACAACTTCTCAACATATTTTACGGAGACACTTTAATGAAGTTAATAGCAGGAAATTCAAATAAACCATTAGCAGAGGCGATTGCTAAATTAGCAAATGGTGGGCTAACTGAAACATTGGTTACACGGTTTGCTGATAATGAAATTTGGGTAGAGGTAAAAGATAACGTTCGTGGCGAGGACGTTTTTATAATACAAAGTACATGCAATCCAGCAAATGATAATTTAATGGAATTATTAATTTTAATAGATGCATGTAAAAGAGCAAGTGCAGGTAGAATAACTGCCGTAGTACCTTATTATGGGTATGGCAGACAAGATCGTAAATCTAGATCAAGAACACCGATTACTGCCAAATTGGTAGCAAACATGATAGAATCAGCAGGTGCTAATCGAGTATTAACAATGGATTTACATGCAGGACAAATACAAGGGTTTTTTGATATTCCTGTAGACGATTTAAAAGCAAAACCGTTGTTTGTAAAAAAATTAAACAACAGCCCGATGATTGGGAAAGCAGGAAATGGCGTTATTGTTTCCCCCGATGCAGGAGGTGTTCCACGAGCAAGATCACTAGCAAAAGCATTAGATTGTGATATTGCTATTATCGATAAAAGACGAGATAGGGCTAACGAGTCCGAAGCAATGAATGTCATTGGTAACGTTAAGGGGAAGCAATGTATAATTATCGACGATATCGTAGATACTGGAGGAACATTAATCAAGGCGGCACAGGCCCTCTTAAGAGACGGCGCCGAAGAAGTGCAAGCATATATAACACACGGAGTATTAAGCAAGGAAGGTGCAGACAAGATGAAACAGTCTGGAGCAATAGCGAAACTGAACATAACCGACACAATACCTTGCGATAACAAACATGTCAATATAATCTCTGTTGCAGAGATCTTTTCAGAAGCAATTCGTAGAGTAAATCACGACGAATCAATATCCGTTTTATTTGAATAAAACGGTTGACTTTTCCTGTGCAGATGTTATAATAGTTGTAACAGTTAAAACACTTGCACAGGAGATTCCATGCTAAAGCAACTTCAAGCACACAACGTCAGTTTTAACGAAGTAGAAGTAGGACACCGTCATTATTGTGCTTTTGGAGCACCAAGTGAATGGGCGAAAGAGCGTGGATCTACTCATTCCTTAGAAACCATCGACGGTCCCCGTCCAGCACAAGTCTACAAAACATTTGCACTTATTGGTGTTGACGAATCCGACACAGAAGACATTGTTTGGGAACGTTGGCAAATTCGAAACTTACGTTCTGAAGTATACTTTCCACCATGTTAAAATACCTTTTAATAGGATTTTTATTCGGGTATGCATACAGTTTTGTTAGTATAGACTGGTATACTTTCTGGCAACTTCACTTCATTAAACTTTGTAGGTGGGCAGAATTACCACACGGAGTTTGGGCATTTATGGATCAATATATTTTCTTTGGAGCACTATAATGATTATGACAACACAAAATAGCAACGATTTTTTAAACGAAACACGCCTCGAAGACTTTTTAGAGGAAGCAGATCCTTGGGAAAACGATACCCTAACAATTCCAACAGACCAAGAAGAATTTATAGATACATTTAAAGACGATAGTAAAGAAGAATTTATAGATACATTTAAAGAAGAAAATAACGAAGCATTAATTACCAGACGGATGCTTTTTACATTTGGAATCCGAAATGCAATTCATGTATGACGCTTTCAAAGTATTAGATTTAGACAAAAATGATTACAAAGGAAGTATACAAAAAATTAAGACAACTCATCCTAATACCAATTTACTTGTATGAAGAATGCATAGAAGAAGGGATGACAGAAGACGAGGCAATCAAAGAAACATATAAACGATTTTACGAATGACTACATAAAAAGGTTGACATTTAATACAAAGAGCGTATAATATATGTATAGGTTAAATTAGTTAAACACTTGCTAGGAGACATAGATGGCTAAAGTTGAAACAAGTTGGACCAGAACTAAAATTGTTAACCTCCTTCAAAACAGCGATAAGGCAGTAGAACGTGCCTTAATTGTCATTTTCAATAATCAAGAAGCCGACGAACAAGCCTGCGATATGACTAGCAAGGCTAATGGCATTGGTTTTACTGCATTTGATGCAGATATCTTTTCCTCCTTTGCAAAACATATTATTAAAGGGCGTTCACTTTCCGTAAAGCAGATGGAAATTGCTCGTAAACAAGACAAATTTGGTAATATAAAAATTGGCAAATATTGGAAACAATTACAAGCAGAAATAATTCGTAAAGAAAGGGTAGTGTAATATGGAAATATATGTTTGGTTTATATTAGTTTATGCAGTAGGAACATTGTTAGGATATCGTTTTGCTTGGTATAGAGCAGTAGATCGAGTCGCAAGCCAGACTCTAAATATGCTTGAAGCAGGAGGATATGTAAAAACCAAAAAGGTTAACGGTGAAACCGAATTAATAAAGGTTGCGTGAAGCAAAAAATCTTATCAGGATGTATTGTAGAATACGAGGAAGATATGCCAAAGAATCCAATTAGGGGAGTTAATAAAACTTCTATAGATAGGCCAGAACCAGAGCCGTTTCGTAGAACATGTCAATTAGATAACATACCAGATAACTTTGCAGAACGTATGATGGCAGGTGCCGGAAAAGGCGGGGGAGTTAAAAAGCCAGAAAGAAAGACAATACCAGAGGGCTTTGCAGTTAGCATTGCCTATAACAAAGGTGGATATCAATTAGTTCCAAAGGAGGATGTATGACAGAAGTAGAAAAAGGAATTAAGCATTTGATGATGTGGGGAAAGAAGACATTCAAAGACCACACAGGCGAATGGGTTGAGGTTCGTTGTTCAGTACAGTTAGACCTCTTTGGTGGAGAAGGAGTAGTTATTCCACATCTTTTAGAAGAGGATGAATAGTAAATACTGATATGGGCGATAATATTGTAAAAGATTGGGCGAATACTTGGATCCGTGCTTTTAAAGAAATTGGATCATTTACCAATCTTCCAGAGGGCGGCTGGTCTAAAATCTCTAAGCATGTAAAATGCGAAGATGGATTTGAATTTTCACTGCAAGCAGGTCCGTCAATGTACTCAGATCCTCAGGCAATTGCCGATCATTACGATAGCGTTGAACTAGGCTTTCCAAATGAGCCAGAACCTTTACTAAAGGAATTTGCAGAAGATCCTGATAATTTAAGTGATACAGTTTATGGTTGGGTTCCGGTTGCTCGTGTTAACGAAATTATAGAAAAACATGGCGGAATTTGTGAAAAACAATTTGTACTTAACAAGTTAAAAGATGACCGAAGTTATAGATCAAAAACCCAAGACCAAATCTAAAAATAAAGTTAAACGACCAAAAAATTGGGCAGTCGTGATACACAACGATGATTATACTCCAATGGATTTTGTTGTATGGGTTCTTATTAGCATTTTTAAAAGATCCGAAGAACATGCCAGTCGAATAACATTTGCAGTACACGAAAAAGGACAAGGTATTGCAGGAATATTTAGACACGAAATAGCAGAAACAAAAGCACACGATACAATACTTGCCGCAAAACAAAATAATTTTCCTTTGTTAGCGACAGTAGAAGAAGTTGAGTGATTGACTTTATTATCTAAATACTGTATAATGAATACAAGAACTCGTAAACCGGATCTCGAAAGAGATCTAATTGATTGTAAAACCATTAAAGATAAAGTAAGGGAAAACGATGGATATTCTAGGCGACTCTATGCCGCTTTATGCAATACTAGGTGGCTTCATGATTCTGTTGTACATAGCAATAAACAGGATGTTAATTATTGGTCTTGTAGTTGGCGTCATGCTGGGAGCATTGTCAGCACACTCAAAGCCAGTGGAGGAGATTACCTCGACTATTACTGCTCAGGTAACGAAGGATGTATCGAAGATGACATCCGACTGGACCTTGTTCGAATAGGTTGGCGAGGAGACGAAGGATGCGGAGAAAAAGATGAATAATCACATTATGATTGATTTAGAGGCGTTAAGCACTTTGCCTAATGCCTTGATTCTATCTATAGGTGCAGTAAAATTTAATCCATTTGATGACGACGAAGGTGCTTGTCCAAACGGAACTGTAACACTTCCAACATTTTATTCTCGTGTTGATATTGAATCACAGGGCGATGAATTTGATGTAAGTGAACCAACAATGGAATGGTGGGCAAAGCAAGAAGAACATATAAAAGAAGAAGCCTTCAATTCAAAGGAAAGAGTTCCGTTAGCAGAAGCATTAAAAGGTTTATATAAATTTTGTAGTGGAGTAGATCATTATTGGGCAAATGGTAGTACATTTGATTATCCTATATTAGAACATGCCCATAAAGCATGTGGTAGAGGATTTAAATGGATGTATTGGCAAGTTAAAGATTCAAGAACAATGATGAAAATGTCCCATGCAGAGGCTCCAAATAAGTGGAAGCACCATGCATTATATGATTGCTTTAATCAAATAGTTGGATTGCAAAGAGCATTCAAAGAGTTAAACATAACGGATGTAAAAAAATGAGTACAATTACTTTAGAGAATAGATCACCAAGAACATACAAATATAATAGTACAAAAGAATACGTAGATAAATTTCCATGTGCATATAGACAATGGAAAGCAGATAGCCATTGTAATGTTATTCATGGTTATAGTTTTAGTATGAGATTCTTTTTTGGTACAGATGATTTAGATGTTAGAAATTGGGTTGCTGATTATGGTGGCATGGGAGAACTTAAAAGTTTTTTAGATGACATGTTCGATCACACATTATTGGTAGCAGAAGATGAGCCACACTTGGATCTTTATAAACAATTAGAAAAAGCAGGAATTGCTAGACTTACTGTTTTGCCAAAACTTGGTTGTGAAGGTTTAGCAGATCAATTATACAAATATGTAAACGGAGTATTCATTCCTGATATGTGGGGTCCGGGTGAAGCAGAAAGACTTTGGTGTTTTAGAGTAGAAGTACGTGAAACACAAACTAATATGGCTTGGAGAGAAGGACACAGAGAATGGGGCGAAGACTTATTTGAAGTCGACGAATGAGTAGCCTTGAAGTTTTAGACGATATAATACCAGTATCACCTAATGACAATTTCAAGTATAGTGTGATGGTTAAATTAAATGCTCCTTACACCAGTGTTAAAGCACAGAATAAGGAGTTTATTAATGTAATGAAGAAATTTGGCGAACCAAATATAGATTATATGTTTACAAACGCCAAAATAGGCGACATTTTTCATGTAAGATTTCGAGATTCCGAACTGGCCGCTTGGTTTAAACTGCATAAAATGATTAGATAAGTACGTACACGAATACACTTTTGGAACATTGTTAATGACAGAATTAACGGAGATAATCAATAAAAAATATGAAGCAGGATTTGTCACACAAGTTGAAAGCGAGGTTTTAGAAAAAGGCCTTAATGAAAAGATAATTAAAACTATCTCACAAAAAAACAACGAACCTGCCTGGTTGTTAAAATATAGGCTAAAAGCATATAAGTTGTTGCAAAGATTGCAACAACCGCAATGGCCTAGTTTTAGTGTACCTACGATTGATCTCCAAGACATACATTATTTTTCTCGCCCTAAAAAACGTCCTAAAAGTTTAGATGAAGTTGATCCCGCAATACTTCGTGATTTTGAGCGACTAGGCATTCCGTTACATGAACGAGAAGCTCTAGCAGGAGTGGCAGTTGATGCAGTATTTGATTCTGTTAGTGTAGCAACAACATATAAAGAACAACTAAGTAAGTTAGGAATAATATTTGGGAGTTTTAATGATGCAGTACAAAAGTATCCAAACTTGGTTAAAAAATATTTGGGAACGGTTGTTCCATTTAATGATAATTACTGGACCTGCCTTAATGCTTGTGTTTTTAGCGACGGTAGTTTCGTGTATATACCACCTGGTGTCAGGTGTCCTCTCGAGCTTAGTACCTACTTCAGAATTAACGAAAGAAATACAGGTCAATTCGAGCGAACACTCATTATCGCCGACAAGCAATCGTACGTATCGTACCTAGAAGGATGTACGGCACCTATGCGAGACGAGAATCAACTACATGCCGCGGTTGTTGAATTAGTAGCATTAGACGATGCAGAAATTAAATATAGCACAATACAAAATTGGTATCCGGGCGATGAAAAAGGTAATGGTGGCATTTATAACTTTGTTACAAAGAGAGGTCATTGCTCCGGCAAGCGAAGCAAAATATCTTGGACCCAAGTTGAGACTGGTTCTAGCATTACTTGGAAGTATCCTAGTTGTATTTTGTCTGGCGATGATAGCACCGGCGAATTCTTCTCAGTAGCACTTACCAATAATAAACAAGTTGCTGATACAGGAACAAAAATGATTCATCTTGGTAAGAACACCAAGAGTGTTATTATAAGCAAAGGTATATCAGCAGGGCAAAGTTCTAATGCATACAGGGGACTTGTACGTATAGGCGAAAGTGCTACCAATGCACGAAATTTTACTCAATGCGATAGTTTAATATTAAATAGTGATAGTTCAGCAGTAACATTACCTTATATAGAAAGCAAACAGCCTTCTGCTATTGTTGAACACGAAGCAACCACAAGCAAACTAAGTGACGAGCAATTATTTTACTTGCAATCAAGAGGATACGATCCCGAACAAGCAAGTACATTTTTAGTTAATGGTTTTTGTAAAGAAGTATTTAACAACTTGCCACTTGAATTTGCCGCAGAGGCAAATAAATTAATGGCCGTTCAACTAGAAAACTCAATAGGCTAATGTTAAGAGTATTAGATCTGCGGGTCCGAGCAGACAAAAAAACAATAATTAAAAATGCTAACTTTAAAGTACCCAAAGGTGAGATACATGCTTTGCTAGGACCAAACGGATCTGGTAAAAGTACTTTGCTTAATGCTATTATGGGTAAGGAATTTGATATATCTGGTCGTGTGTTTTTAAATGATAAAGACATAACAAATATGCCAACCCACGAAAGAGCAAAACATGGAATGTTTATGAGCTTTCAAAATCCTATTGAAATTGATGGCGTTAGTAACATGGCGTTAATTAAAGAAGCCAAAAAAAATCTTGGTAAAGAAACTACTGTTCGCGATATTATTAATACGTACAATGAATTTTCAAATAAGTTTGGATTGGGAGAAGGCTGGTATAAACGTAAAGTAAATTATAATGCAAGTGGCGGTGAAAAAAAGAAAAATGAAATAATGCAAATGTTTCATTTGAAACCAACTTGTGTTTTACTAGACGAAATAGATAGTGGGTTAGATATTGATGCAATAAATTCAATTGGTGCATCATTACGAGAATATTTAACTAGTGATAAGTCAGCACTTATTATAAGTCATAATTTTAAGTTGTATGATTTTTTAAATGTAACCAAAGTACATATAATTAAAGATGGTGTATTAAGGACACACGAAAAACGTATGTTAAAAAAGATACAGAAGCAGGGTTATAATGTTTTATGATGTATTTCCGGATAGCAAAGAAATAACAATTGATAAAAATACAACATACGGATTATTTGCTAAAACAAATGATGTAATTGATACAACCATCTATGTTAAGAAGGGCATTGAATTCAATCTACTTACTATTACAACATGTACTGAAGGTAAAACTACTATTACAACTGATGTAATTTGCGAAGCAGATACTAAAGTTGATATCGTTTCTAAAAATATTGCAAGCAATAATAGCAAAATAAATTTTACTAGTCAAATTATTATACCACCAACTGGTGAGAATGTTGATGCTAATATGGATGTAAAAAACTATATACTATCAGAAACAGGCGAAATTAGTGCTAAACCAAATTTAATAATAGATAATAAAAATGTTTCCTGCAGACACGGATGCACAATGTCAAATTTTGATACTAATCAAATATATTATATGAACACTAGAGGTATTAAAAATACAAAAGAAGTATTACTCTATGGACTAATAGAAAGTATCTTAAGCATTTTCCCTGCAATAAAACACCTAACACTTAAACGAAGTATAGACAATGTACAAACGTTACTTTCCAAACTATAAAGATCACGTCTATTTAGATAATGCGGCAACTACAATGACTCCAGCCAGAGTCATTACAGAATACAATTATTATTGGTACTTCAATGCAAACATACATAGAAGTCCGCATAAACTAGGGCAAGAAGCAACAACAAAATATGAAGAAGCAAGATCGGTTGTTGCAGAATTTGCAGGATTTAAAAACAACGAGTTAATATTCACACGTAACACAACCGAAAGCATAAACTTATTAGCAAATGCATTAACGTTATCTTCAGCAGATTTAGTATTAGTACCATGGACAGAACATCATGCAAACTTATTACCGTGGCGCCATTCTAATGCTAATATAGAATATTTAGACTTAGACGAAAACGGTTATATTGATTTAGCAGTATTAAATGAAACACTTAAACGTACTAAAGGTGTATATGATCGAACTATTATAAGTTTTGCACACATTGGAAATGTAAGTGGCATTCAACAACCTTATAAAAAGATATTAATATTAGCAAATGTATATAATGCATTAGTACATGTAGATGCCGCACAAAGCATAGTAAAATTTAAATATCCAGGTGCAGACTTTGTAAGTTTTAGTGGACATAAATTATATGGTCCAACAGGTATAGGATGTTTATGTGTAAAAGAAAAACACTTTGATAAAATGGATACATACCAAGTTGGTGGCGGTATTGTAGTTGAAGTTGAAAAACACGAACAAACCTATATTGATGGATGCGGAAAGTTTGAAGCAGGTACTCCTAATATAGCAGGTGCATTGCAGTTACAAAAAGCATGTGAACTTATTACAACATTAGGAAGAGAAGAATTATTAGCATACGAAAAAGAACTAACAGCAAAATTAAAAGAAATAATTACTCCTGTTTGGGAAGATGGCGTAAATATTGTTACTTTTAAAACAGATGCTCATCCAGGAGATGTTGCAACAGTATTAGGCGAAAAAAACATTGCAGTACGAAGTGGTATGTTATGTGCTGAGCCGTATGTAAAGTCAATTGACGAAAGAGGACTGGTAAGAGCAAGTATAAGTTTTTACAATGATGAAAGAGATTTAGTAAAATTTAGTAAAGCATATAAAGAAGTATGTCAACTTTTAACGAAATAAAAGAAGAAATAGACGCACTAGACGATTTTGATAGATATCAATATGTAATAGATTGGTCTGATAAAGGTAGCGATCTACCTGAAGAATTTTGTACAGATAAAACATTTGTAAAAGGATGTACAAGTAAACTATGGTGCGATATACACGAGAGTAAATATAAGACAAGAGCAGATTCATTACTGACCAACGGTCTTGCTAAGATGGTTTGTGAAATCTTTAATAGCATGTCAATAAACGAAGCACAAGCCTTTAATACTCAATCAATGTCAGCATTAGGATTAATATTCAGTCCCAGCAGAGCAAACGGTATGAATCAACTCATATGGCGCCTAAAGGACTTAGCCCGTGAACGACCCAACAATATCGACTAAATTTTGGATATGGTCCATAATAATTGCGATTTTGTTAGGTGCGGCTTTAGGTGAATATCTTGCATACATATATCTATGAAACCATGCATAGCATTTACACAAGCAATACAACTTACTCCGTGGGGGGCTATATCACCTTGTTGTTGGTTTAAACAAAGAATACCATATAAGCCAGAGTATAAGTTCACTTCACTACAACCTATATATGAAAACGAAATTGAAAAAATGCGCCAAGGTAATTGGCCTATAGGATGTATTGATTGTAAAACTGCTGAAGAAAATAATGTAAGAAGTAGACGACAATATTTAGAAAAACAAGGTAAAAAATTTACTAGTCAGGATATAAAAATTTTTGATATCAACCTAGGTAATTTTTGTAACCTTAGATGTCGAATGTGTAATCCAGGAAATAGCACAGGTTGGTTTCAAGAAAGACATGGTAGAGCATATGATGCAACAGAGGATACAATTAATGATTTAGTATATAGCATAACAAACAGTATTAAGACTGGCACAGTTTATATAGAACTTAAAGGTGGTGAAACATTTTTAATGCCTAGTGTAGAAAAGTTTATAGACAAATTATCAACAGTTGATAATACAAAAAATATACATATTACTACATCAACTAATGCCAGTAAATTACCATCTTGGTTAGATAAACTTAACTTGTTTGAAATAGATATGAGTGTTAGTATAGATGGATTTAAAGAAACACATAACTATATAAGAGGTCCTGAATCAGATTACGAAACTATACTAGAAAATACTAAAAAGTTAAAAGAAATATGTTACATTGATATTCATACAACTGTAACAAACTATAATGTACATGAAATAGCAGAATTTAAATCTTGGATAGAAAACGAAATAGGAACAGACATGAACTATGGATTTAATTTTGACATACCACACTTAGGTGCATGGGTTTTACCTGCTAAAGTTAAAGAAGACATAATAAGTAAATATTTAGATACAGAATATAAAGACATAGTAGATGTTGTTAAAAAACCTTGTAGCAAAGAATTATTAGATAAATTTTATTCGTACACAGACGAATTAGATAAATCAAGAGAACAAAAGTTAGAAAATGTCTGTCCACATTTAATATGAAAGAGAAAATAATAGAACAATTAAAAACAGTCTTTGATCCTGAAATACCTGTAAACGTATATGATTTAGGGTTAATATATAATGTTGACATTTTAGAAAAAGATGTTAAAATATTAATGAGTTTAACAAGTCCCTTCTGTCCCGTAGCAGAGGAATTACCCCGATGGGTTAAAGAAGCAGTATTAATAATAGATGAAGTCGAAAGTGCAAATGTTGAAATTACGTTTGATCCTCCGTGGGGACAACATATGATGAGTGAAGAAGCAAAAGCACATTTAGACATGTGGAATGACCCACCAATGGAATACTATTACGAATGACATTTATAGTAACTGGAGAATGCATTAAGTGCAAATATTTGGATTGCATAGAAGTATGTCCTGTTGATTGCTTTTATGAAGGCGAGAACATGATTGTAATACACGAGACACAATGTATTGATTGTGGTGTATGTAAACCAGAATGTCCTGTAAATGCAATTATACCCGAAAAACACAAAGATACCCCCGAAGAAAAACGTAAATACTGGCTAGATATAAATATTAAGTATAGTAAAATATGGCCTAATTTAACTAGCAAAGACAAAGGGCCATTACCTGATGCAGATAAATGGAATCACAAAAAAGAGTATAAAGGTGATCCTGAAAAGAAAGAACACTTTTTACCGATACCAGGAACAGGTAACGACGATGATTAATCTTACAACGATTGCAAGTAAAAATTTTACAAGAATGGCAGAAGATTCTGAAGCATTGGATAAACATCTTCGAGTAACAGTTACTGGCGGAGGATGTGCAGGCTATGAATATAAACTTACCTTTGATGAACCCGAAAAGAAAGACTTGATTTTTGAACAATTAGGTGTTAAAATATGTGTAGATAGAAAAAGTCATTTATTAGTAGATGGCTTAACTATTGACTGGGCAACCGATTTATCGGCACCAGGGCCACGTTTTGAAAACCCTAAGGCTTCTTCAACTTGTGGATGTTCTACAAGTTTTAATGTTAAAGAGTCTTTCTCAGACAAACCGGCTTGGATGCCGTAAACAACTATTATATGACACAATTAACATTTGAAGAATACAGACAATTTGTAGACAGTATTACGAGCGACACATCTAAACAATATGCTAGTTTTTTACATAGATTAGCAGAACTAGAAATGTCAGATGCTCATTTAAAAACTAATGTAAACATACCACGATTAGTAACAGCCGCATTTGGTATGATGGCTGAAGGAGGCGAGTTTGGTGATATTGTTAAAAAAATATTATTTCAAGGAAAAGAAATTACCCCGGAACTTAGAGACAAACTAATTAAAGAACTAGGTGACGTAGCATGGTATTGGGCTAATGCCTGTACTGCTCTTGAAGTAAATCCAAACGAAGTAATACAACGTAATAAAGACAAACTTCTCGAACGTTTTCCTGAGGGTGCGTTTTCGGTTGAACGTAGCGAGAACAGATCAAAAAGCGACACATGAGCAATGAAAAAGAAGTCAAGATGTATATCGGTGGCTATGGTGGCGAATTTGTACTAGGTGAAATTACAGCAGAACAATATGATTACTGGCAAACACTTGGAGCAGAAGCACTAGAAGCATACTGTTGGGATGCGGCCGATTATGTAGAAGAAAATCGTATCCCCGAAGATATGGACTTTCTAAATGGCGAAGGTTGGTACGAATGTGATAATGTAGCACATGAATACGGCGTCGATTTAGATAGTGCATATATGGATATTGAATTACCAGACGATACAACAGTAAATTATGATGATATATATCAAATAAAACAAAAGTATGAAGAAGCAGATGAAGGCGAATTCGACGATATCGGCAAAGGCTATTGGCTCGAAGATGAAATGATTCGTGAACAAGGAGAAGTATATACACATGAAGGGCATAACTATTGTTATGAACCAGGCTATTACTTTACTGCATATAGTAGCGAAAAGGGCGGATTTATAGACGCAACAATGACATTGGACGAAGGCGAAGAATTTGACGTACGGCGATTAGTATTCAACACAATAGATTTAGATGGTAATAGTTTTTTACAAAGTATAGGTTACATTAACCCTGGTGAGAAACCTGACGAACCAATGGAATTGGATAACATAGGCGGAGACACTACCGGAAAGGGATTTGAATGTAACATGTTTCAAATAACTAGACCAGATGACAACTAACAACTAACAAAGGAAAGATTTTTGTATGAAAAAAACACCCGATAATTGACATAGCTAAAACCCTTTGGCAAGGTTACCTTTAATGCGGGCTCTCATTGCGATCCCGCGAAAACAAATATGCGAATTATGAGTGAATACAAAGAGATACCCATTATCCCGATAGAATTGTCTATCGAAACTTTAGAACAATTCTATCGGGCCGTGGGGATATTAAATAGAGTTTGTGGTAAGAATAGGTGGAAAGGTCCTAAGGGAATAGTTAAACGCCTTAGGAAGTTCCAAGATTACCATGAGGACAGATATCCGTTAAAAGTAAAGTTTTGGATATTTGACGGAAATCAAAAAGAAGTTAACGTTTTAATTAGATTATCATTCTAATGTTTAATCCATTATTAGATTTAACAAATAAAAATTTAGAAGAGCTCCAAGAGATGAAGCGTAATGTTATTACAAAACTTCAACAGGCGGGCATTGCCCGCTCTGGAGCCGTAAATCAAATGCATATTACTTTAGATACTATTGACGATGCTATTAATGAACGCCTTCGTAAAAATGCAAAAGATGAAGACGAGCAAGATACATACGACGAGTTAATTAGTACATGAGATTAGATAAAGATTTAAATCCCATATACACAGAAAACGAAGCAGTCAAGGTATTATTAAATGATATACAGCCTTGGGATTTTTGTGTTGAAGATAAAACAGATATTTTCAAAACACCAGAGGCAGACGAATATCGAAGTACTACATGGTGGATGCCAGATAATTATGAAGATTTTAATATAGAACAATTTTTGTTAGATAAAACACAAAACGATTTAGAACGTAATAGAGTAACAGAAGAATTAGACTTATTTAAAGCACGTGACTTAATTAATTTGTTACGTTTTTTAAAATACTTTGTAGATAAATGCAAAGAAAATAATGTTGCACTTGGGGTCGGTAGAGGTAGTAGTGTAGGTAGTTACTGCTTATATTTGCTAGGAGTACACAAAGTTAATAGCATTAAATACAATTTAGATATTAAGGAGTTTTTAAGATGAGAGAAGTAAAGACAAATAAAGGCAGAACTATTAACATGCAAGAGTTGTCGGATGCACATCAGGAAACTCGAGCAATTGGTAATATACCAGTTAATGCTCGTGGTGATGTAGTAAAGGGCGATGTTGTTATTAAACCTTATTCAGAGGTTGCAAAAACTCGCCAAGCAGTTATAGAAAAACCACAAGTCGAAGAAGTTAATATTAAAGAAAATTTTGGTGATCCGGATATCGCGACTGAGGAAGAAAAAATCGACGAAGGACACATACTTAATGAATACGAAGGGAAAGATGGCAAAATGTACCAGGAGGTTGAATTTGCTGATGGTAGTATACAAGTTAGAGAAATAAAAAAGGAACCTGTAAAATCTACTACTACTACTAAAACCAAGAGTAAAAAATGAATTTAAGAAACCATATTACACATAAAACAATGGATATAAAACCACTTAGAGGAAAAGTTTTAGCCGAACTTATTGATAAAGGCGAAAGAGTAACTAAAGCAGGCGTTATTTTAATGGATGACGACGGCAAAGATGAAGGCATTCGACCACGTTGGTTTAAATGTAAAGCAATCGGCCCAGAAGTATTTGATATTAAAGTAGGCGAATATATGCTAGTCGACCATGGGCGTTGGACTCGTGAAATACGAACTGATAAGGGTAAAATAGTTACACGTATGGTTGAAGCAAAATCAGTATTGGCTACCTCAGATGCCGAGCCTGCATGATTTTAGCAAAACAATTTGTCCATGGCCTTGGACCACAGTTCATGTTGGCATAGAATGCACCCTTAGTCATTGTTGCGAACAACGAAATGGCCTTCCGTTATCTGTAAAAGATACATCTATCCAATCCTTTTGGAATTCTAAACATGCAAAAGAAGTACGAGCAACTATGCTTGCTGGAAAGTGGCATAGATCTTGTGAAATATGCTATAAGCGAGAATTAAATGGTGTTCGCAGTAAACGCCAATTGGCTCTTGATAAGGCAGTCGAAACATCCTGGCACGGATACTCACCAATTGAAATATTCAACATTGTTAAGCAAGGCACACATGTTGATACTCCCATAAAGCAAATTGATATACGTTTTGGATCTACCTGTAATCTTGCATGTAGAATGTGTAGTCCTATAAGTTCTAGCATGTGGTCACAAATTGTAGATGAAAATCAACAAGCATTTAAAGATGCAAGGTGGAAAGAACCTATACGCCAATCAAAAGAAAGTATAACAGTACAAAGTAGTCGTTGGTGGCAACAGAAAAAATTCCTATCAAGTTTAATTGAAGCATGTGGAGAATTATATGAACTCAATATTACTGGAGGGGAACCAATGTTAATACCGGAACTTGTTAATGTACTTAAACAACTTAATAAAGATTGCGTAGTACAAATAACAACTAACGGTACTTTGTTTAATAAAAAAATATATAATGAATTATCTAAATTTAAAAAGACTTGGTTTGTTCTTAGCATAGATGGTATTGGCGACACATACAATTATATAAGGCACCCGGGCGACTGGAATGTAGTAAATAGTAATGTTAACAAATTTAAAGACTATGTCGAAGAAATCCATGTTGAAACTGCAACAACAATTTTTAATATTTTAGATATTACTAATATCTGGACATGGTGCAATGATAACAATTTAGATATATTATTACCAAATTGGGTATCCGAACCTGAATGGACAGGCCTGTACGCAATTCCTCAGACAGTAAAAAACAACGCATTAGAAAAAATATTAATATACAATAAAGAACATGAAAATAGTGTAAGCATGAATGCCGTGACCGCACTTAGGAATGCAAAATTTAATGAAGAATATTTTAATACTTTTAAGACACATTATAAAGTACAAGATACAGTTTATAATAAACATTTAAAAGATTATATACCAGAGTTACACAATTTAATCAAGGAGATATGATGTCAGCACAGACAAAGTTTATATGGTATAGTTGGAAAGATATGATGCTAGATACAAATGCCCTTATAAGGCAACTAGCAATAGATGAATTCACACCCGATGTTATAGTTGGGTTATCACGTGGAGGTTTAACACCGGGCGTTATGCTTTCGCATTGGTTTAACCTTCCTTTTAAGCCTGTACATGCAAGTTTAAGAGACTTCCCACATTGGGATACCTACCTACCAAAACCCTCGGATAATAAAGTACTAATTGTTGATGACATTTGTGATAGTGGCGAAACATTTGAAAAGATGCAAGGATTTATTGATGCTAGACGCAGAGATAATAGCGAACCTATGCATCCTTGGGCTCAGGAATGCGACATACGTTTTGCATCTCTTTGGTGGAATAATGAAGTAGAATTTAAACCTCAATATTGGGTACGAGATTGTGCTAAAGACTCAGAGAATATATGGATACACTTTCCTTGGGAAGCATGGTGGTCTTCACCTCTTGAACATCCTAAATTAACAGATTGGAACGAAG